GCCGTTGCTTGCCGATGCGCTCATAGACTCCACGGTGGCCGCCCATGCTGGCAACCCACGCATGGTCCAGCACTTCCCTGGCACTGGAGCGTTTCACATGGGTCTGCACGCGCCCGTCACTCCCAACGCATGTGTCGAATTTTAACAGCGGGATCACATAACCAGCGAAGCCGAATGCTACAGATACCTCGCCCGAACTCTCCCGGTTGATGTGGTTGATGTTCTTGGTCTGGCTGAGAAATTCGCTTTGGCTCAGCGTGTATTCATCCGCAACCGCTTTCTTTGCAACAGTCTTCCCGGCGGCAGCCGCCCGCTTCAAGGCGCTTCCAACGGCCTTGCCGACGTTGCTTTCGACTCCTGCCAGCAATGCGGTCACTTTATCCAGGCTGTCTTCCGCCACATCCACCGTCAGGCCGGCGTACACGTGGTGTCTCTCACGATCCTTGTAGATCTCGCTCACTCGTCAATCGCCTCCAGCTCTACGCGCAGCATTCCTAACTCGCAGACCGACGAGGCGACGTAGAAGTCCCGGAAGAATCCTCCGCCGCCCTCCTGGTCGTTGATCTGGATGCGCTGGCCCTGCTCCGGCTGATTGCCCTCCAGATCGTCGATGGAGCAGTGCAGCACCGAGGTTACTTGGTACAGCCCTTGGGCGTGGTCGGTCACTGTCTGCCGCCTGTCCTGCTCCTTCAGGCCGGACAGGACGATGGGGATGTCCGTGTACTCGCGCCCATCCATGCGGATCGTCCTGAGTTCTGCGTACTCCTCAGTGTTCAGGTAAACCCGGCGCAGATCGTCATGGACCATGTCCTTAAAGCTCATGCCGGGTCCTCTGCACCAAGGTCAGGCAGTTCAGGGCCCGGCTCGACCGGCGCCTGAACCAACAGGTCGACGATCTCCCCCTTGTTTTTGCAGGCGGATACGTCTACGCCCATGTCGGCGGCCAGTTCCTCCAGTTTGGCTCTGGTCAGCTCCATCAGCTGCTCTCTGTCCAGAGTTGCAGCGTCATCCTGGCTGTCCTTCTGGCCGTCCTCCGTCTGATCCGGCTCAACAGGCGGCTCGTCTGAGCCGCAGATCGAGACGGCCACGCCCAAGCGGATCAGCCGCTTGGCCTCCTCCAGGCTCACGTCTACCGTCCCACCCATGCGGATGGGGACGACGGATCCGCCGGCGGTGCGGCGGTGCCCGTAGGTCCCGTTTACGATCTTGACTTTCATGTCTGCTCCTTTCCGGCGGGCTTAACCCACCACATCTTCGGCGTAAATGTACGGGCAGTAGTTCTTCGGCGCGGCCAGAGGGCGGGTGCCCAGGCGCAGCTTACGGATGTCCTTGTCCTGATCAAGCACAAATTTAGGCACACGCTTGGCCGCGTGGGTCACAAACTCGGTGCCGCCGTAGTCGATCTGGGTGATCTGACCGTACATCATGTGCCCGCAGTTGGGGGCCGCCACCATGGCGGACGTAGCCGGGAAGTACTTCTGCTCCTGGTCGTTCTCGTCGGTGTAAGTCTCATCTACCGAGATCAGATTCAGCTTGTAGCCGCCGAAGTTGAGCCGACCCATGAGCACAACGCCGTCGTAGCGGCTCAGTTCCTGCTCGATCTGGCCGATCTCGATGCCCAGGTTCTTGTCCAGCAGCTGGCGTACCTTCTCGTTTTCCAGGATAGCGTCCGCCACATCGGAGCCCAGCACCAGATCAGCGCTGGGCAGGCCCCGGCGAGACAGCAGGCGGCACATGGCCCGGACGTCGCCGAACAGGTCACCGTCGGTGGCGTTCCACTTATTGGCAGGCGTGTAGATATGCTCGCTGCCTGCCCCGTCATAGAACTGCACGTGGAGCACGTCCCCCTTGGTGGTGTTGTCGGTGTACTCCTGCATGGTGCAGGCGTTGTGGATCATGGTCTGGGCGCACATCCACTCCTCCCGGCGCTGAATCCGCAGATCCATGTCGGTCAGATCGTCCAGCTGGAGCCGGGCTGCCCTCTGAGCGGGGGTGCTGTTGGCATAGAGCGCCTCGCCAAAGCCCCGCTTGCGCAGCTCATCCTCCGTCAGCAGACGAGAGGGCGCGATGAAGGCCGGCTGATACTCGTGGATCTCATAGCCCCGGCGATCCATGGGGATATCCCCGGTGCGGGGGGCCACGAAGGCGGCCATCTTGCGGTCGCCCTTGCGGTACTCCGTCAGCACCTTATCGCTGGCGAAGATGTCGCCCGCCCCGGTGGGGAAATAGCGATCCTTAAAAAACGTCTGCTGGGGCACGATCTCCTCGGCCAGAGCCAGCAGCACATAGGTGTCGAAAAAATTCAGTTCAGGCATATTGATCCTCCTCACACCGCAGCGGCCTTGAAGACGATCCCGCGCTTGCGCAGCTCGTCCAGGTCGCTGTCGGTCATCGTGTAGCCATCGGCCACCGTCACCTTGTCCGGGTCGAAGCAGCCGGCGGTGTAAACGCTGATTGCCGTGTCTGCGCCGGCCTCCACCTGCACGTCGTCACACAGGATGCAGTCCGGGACCAGCCCCTCGGCGCTGCCCAGGACAGCCAGTTTCGTGGAGCCGTCGGCCTTGCCCAACACAGTGCCGCGCTTGTAGGTCGCAGCCTGCTCGCCGCCGGTGATCACGCCGCCCCTGGCCTGCACCGGGGGCACCAGATCGGTCCGCAGACCGTCAAAGTCCATCTGACCGATTTTCTTGCTCAGTTCCGTCATGGTTTACTTCTCCTCCTTCTTGCCCAGCAGAGCCTTGACCCCTGCTCTCGCATTGGCCATCGCCTGCTCAGGCGTCATGTCAGCAGGAGTGACCTCCGGATCATCCTCCGGCATAGCGGTCACATTCTGTGCGCCAGAGGCCTGGGCGTCCGAGTTCATTCCTGCCAGGAAATTCTGGCCCTGCTTCACAGCCTCCTGGGCCGCCCGGTAGGTCAGTTCCTGGGCCGTGCATGGCTTGTCATACTTGGCCTCCCGCACCAGCGCGTCGTTGTAAAGCACAGCCACCTCGTCGATCTGCTGCATCCGCAGGCGCTCTGCCTGCACCGGGTCCGGCTCGGGCTCTCCACTCGCCTGGGGAGCGGGCTCTGCGGCGCTGGCGGACACCTCCTGTCTGGCCTGTGCCATCAGCTGCTCGGCCAGATTCGGATTCTCTGCCCGCAGCTCATCCAGGGTATTTGCCATGGTGATTCCTCCATCCTCTTTTGTTTTTGCCTTAACCGGGGACTCCCCGGGTTTGACCGTTGGGATACTGTCCGGGGCAAACATCCCCGGTACCAGACGCAGGGCCTTCCCCCGGACGATCAGACTTCTGCCGTCCTCACTGGCAGCGATGTCCAGGGGCTCGGCGTCCTTCAAAACCTCATCCGCAAAGCCCTTCTCCACTGCCTCCGCACCTGTCATGTAGGTGGTAGCCGCCATCATATGGCTGATTACAGTATCGGTTAAGCCGCACTTGCGCTTGTAAATGGACACTTGAGCCTTGTCCCACGCATCGCAAGTGGTGGCCGTCTGCTTCAGTTCGTCCGAGTTGTACGCCCCCCACAGGGCAACCGCGCACTTGTGGATCATCACAATGCTGGACGGGTTGACCTGCACCTTGTCGCAAGCGCACATGATCAACGAGCCGCCGGACATGGCTACCCCGTCTACAATGCACGTCAGGCTCGTCCCGCCGGCAGCCAGTTCCCGCAGCCGGTTGTGGATCAGGATAGACACTCCCGCATCCCCGCCGATGCTGTTCATGCGGATGGTAATCTCTCCGCACCCGGCCACACGCTCCAGATCGGCCAAAAACTCATCACAGACGATAAACTGCCCCTCCACGGGTTCCCCAGTCCACCAGTCGATTGGCTGGCTCTCCACGATCTCACCGTACATGGTGATCTCGGCACTGTTGCCATCTGCGGTGGCCATGGTGTAATACTCCCGCTGGATACTTAACGCAGGGGCAACAGGCGATCCATTTCTATTCATTCTCCTCACCTTCTTCTTTCTCCTCAGCTATTGGATCACTTTGCTTTGCATTTCCGGCGCTGGCGGCAGCCAAAAGCTGATTTTCCCGCTGGATCTGCTCCACATTCTCCTCCCAGTCGCCGCCGCCCAGCTCCCGGGCGATCTGCTCGTGGGTTTTGACCGCGTGGCTTGCCAGCAAAATCGAGGCGTTGGCCTCCTTGAGCGGGTCCAGCTGCCCCTGCACTGGCCCGATCCATCTGGCCCCGCACCAGGCCGCCCGAACCAGGGGGTCGTCGAAAAATCCCGGCGCCTTGACCCGCCCTCTGGCCACTGCCTCGGAGAGCCAGATCTCGTAGATCGGCTGGCAGAAGTCGTCCACAAACCACACCCGGCGCATCTTAAATGCCTCCCAGGCCTCCAGCAGCGCCCCTCTGGAGGCGGAATAGCTGGAGTCGAACTCCTTGATCAGCACATCATATGGCAGTTCCAGAGCCGAACCGACGAGCTTACAGATGGTCTTTACGAAGGTCTCAAACCCGGCGGTCGGGATGTTTGGATTGCCAAACTCCACACTTTCGCCCTCTGCCAGGTGCGTCACGGTACCGGGGCCCATCTCGTATTCGCTCTCGCTGTGGGACACATTTTCTTCCTCCGGGTTCGCCCCCGGGACGCCCCCCACATCTCCGGCCCCCACCTCGTTGAAGGGGATCTGAGACGGGTCCGCCTTGGTCTCGATCCAAGCTGTGAAAAAGCTCTGGACCAGCGCGGCCATCAGCTCGGACTCCGTGTAGCGGCGAAGCTGTAGCAGCGGCTCGATCACCTGGGCCAGGTAAGGCACGCCCCGGTACTGATCCGGTCGCTCGCTGTCCATGACGTGTAGGATGTTCGGCAGCCCTGTGTTCTCCCCAAAGGCCGTCACCCGCTCCCACCGGGTCTCTTCCGCCGTTATCTGGAACGGATAGGTGTTGCGGATGTGGTAGGCCACCGTTCTTCCGGTGCTGTCCACCTCCACGCCGTCGAAAATGCGGTTGCCGGTGTTTGGGTTTTTGCCTTCGGTGTAGCCGCTGTAGGTCAGCCCACCCTTGAAGGCATCCGGCGTGCTGACGCGGTCGGCCTCCACCAAATGGATTCTCAGCGAGTATGGGGCCAGACGTGTGGGTTCCGCCCGTTTGACCACCGGGAACACGTCCCCACTCATCAGCCAGGACTTCAAGGCCAGCTGCTGCAAACCTTCAAAGTTGTTCAGCCCCAAGGCGTCACAATTTTGACGTCTCCCGGCCCACAGGCGAAACTCCACCTCGGTGCGGTGCTCCCAGTCCTTGGCCTGCTCTGCCGAAAGCCCCAGCAGCTCCCGATCTACCACGCTTTTCAGGTTCAGCCCCGTGCCCACGATCTTTGTGCGGTTGGTGTTGATTGCCGACGTGGCCACAGGAGACGCCATATAGAGCATCCTGCACCGCTGACGTAGGGTGTAGGTGTTGTCGTTGATGTCTTCATTGGGCGACCCGGAGTTTGGCGTGAAGCCCTTCAGCGCTCGTCTGGTAATGCTGGCACCTGCTTCGCTGTAGCCCTTCACCTTGGGCACCTGTTCTTGCTCCCCTTGCAAGCGCGTCGCCTCCTCTGTCTATAAAATTGCGGATGGCCCGGCGGCGAAAGGAGTGAGGAAACTCCGCCGGGTCACCCGCTGTTGGCAAAGCCCTCTCAGGCTTATACCCAAAATCAAATTACCAGTCCCTCGGAATCACTCCGAAGGCCCGTCTTGGCCGCTGGTTGGCCAAAAGCCCCTCCAGCTCATCCACCTTAGCTTCAGCCTGCTCGATCTCGTTTTCCAGGGCCGGCAGGTCAAACCGGGTCAGCTGGCGGTCATCCACCATGTAGGACTTCACGCCGCCGTCCACCAAGGCCAGGTATGCTGTTCTCAGCTTTGTTAGGGCCGTCTGCCAAAACTCCAACCGCGCCCGTAGCTCCACGCTGTTTGCCATCTGCTTTCACCAACTGTCGTAAAATTTATCGATGCCCTTCTTCCGAGATGCCTGCCTCTGAACTGGGCGGGCAGTCTGAGCCGCCTTGACCGCTTTCGCGGCAGGAGCATCCCCCTGGATCTTCTCGCCCCGTGCTGCCTTCAGCCGCCTGTCCATCTCATCCAGATTCACAGGCAGGGCCTTGAAGGCAGCCATTGCATAATTTCGGCAGTCCAACGCCTCATTGCGCTCGTGGCCGGGGATCTTCTGCCATGACCACGGCTGTTTTTTGTCTGCTTGGTAGACCAGTCTCTCGGATAATAATCCGGCAAAGTAGCCGCTGCCATAATCATCCCTCTTGGGAAAGTGGCAGTATTTCGCCCCAGGAGTCTGCGCTCTCAGGTTGTCCATGATGATCTGTTTCCCCGCATCCACGCCGATTTGATACTGCCAGCAGGTGCCCATCACCGCCTTCTGCTCGTCCAGGATCTTCATGCTCTTGGGCGGTGCACTAGTCAACAAAAACTGGACACAAATTTTAAAAATTTTTACAGAGAAAGTTGGTTTTCTGATCAAAGCCATAGAGTCCTTG